AACCCCGTCGCATTGGACGCTTGAGAAAATCAACCGAACCATCGCTATGTGTAAATCTGAGGCCGAGGTACAGCGTCGGGTTTACGGGCGCTTTGTGAAGGACGAGGGCTTGAAGTACCCGAGTTTCGACAGGGCGAGAAACATCGTGTCTCCTAGTCCGGTTCCGGCGCATTGGCCTGTGTATGTCGGGGTGGATATTGGAGCGGGAGGGGATGAGAACCACCCGAGCGCTATAACCTTCGTTGCGGTGAGGCCGGACTATAAGTATGCGCGGATATTCCGGCATTGGCGGGGGGACGACAAGGTATACACGATGTCGGATGTGGCATCGAAGTACATGGAGCTGAGTCAGGATCTGAATGTGACTGCGGCGTTCTATGACTACCATGCGAAGGACTTTAAGACGATTACGGATCGGATGGGGCTTAGTTTCATTCCTGCGGAGAAGAAGCACGACGTAGGGGAGCAGATCATCAACGTGTTGTTTAAGAATGGGATGCTTGAGATTGAGGGGACGGTGGAGAATCAGCCGATTGTGAACGAGCTGCTGTCGCTTCAGCTTGGGACGGATAAGCGGAAGGCGAAGGACGACTCGGTTGACTCGATGCGGTACGCGCTGACTAAGATCCCGTTCGACTTCTCTCATGTGGGGTACGTCCCGGTTCGGGAGGTTGTGAGGGCGAAGCAGCTTGACCCGCATGAGATAGCGCAAGCGGAGCGGAACAAAGACAGATTGAGAATGTTTGCATCTGGGGAAAAATCAGGATTAAATGAGGTACAAGATGAGATCAGGGACTGGAATGAAATTATTGGAGCGGATACTACCCATTATGAGGACTTCTTTTGACACGAATGAAATTATCCGTATTATTGAAGAATGTAGTCGCAATGGGGTGGCTAAGTTCTCATGCGGAGGGCTAGAGCTTAGTTTTCTCCAAGTTGATAAGGCTCCGATCACAGAGCCAGTGTTCGTTAGACCCGAGTTGGCGGTCGCACAAGAGTCCCAGGCCAGGAGTTCTCTAGTTAGAGAAGAGGTCGCAGTGAAGCAAGAGCAGTTGGAACAGATGCTTCTTGACGATCCTGTAGAGTATGAAAATCTCCTCCGTAATAGGGACATTGAATGAAAAAGTTAGATCATAACGAGTTGATGAAGTTGTATAAAGATGGGGAGCAATCCGATAACTATCTTTATGCAGAACAACGCTCTAACCTTTTGCTGGTAGCTGGTGCGCACTATGCTCGCAAGGGTTCGCGGTTTTGGAACCGCGTTCGGGACGACAACCGTCTTTCCGAGGAGCAAAAGATTCGACTCACGGTCAATCATATTCAGCGGATCTGCAAAATTTACGAGAACAACATCCTTTCCTACGCTCCTGCGGTTGCTCCAGTGCCGAAGAATGAGACAGAGCTTCAGGATCAGAAGGCAGCGGAGCTTAATCACTCGGTTTGGAAGGATATTACTACTCGCCACCGTTGGAGCGACAAGGTACGAGAGATCGTCCAGGACTACGTTCGGGTGGGCGAGGTGTTTCATAAGATTTATTGGGATGAGAACAAGGGCAAGGTCGTAGACTACGCTCCGATGGTCGATGAGATGGGTCAGCCTGTAGTGGATATGATGGGACAGCCTCAGAAAGACCCGTCCAAGCCCATCATGTCGGGGGATTTCTGCTTTGAGCGCATCTTTGGGTTCAACGTATTCCGCGCCAAAGAAGCGAAGTCCATGACGGATTCGTGGTTTATTGGCTTCCGTAAGATGGTCAACATTGACGATCTGAAGGCTCGCGTTGGAAACGACCCTGAGAAGCTCGATATGATCGAAGCGTCTCGTGATGAGACGTATATTATTTTTGACGGCACTGGCTCTAGCTACAACCGCTCTGAGAACGAGTGCTTGGTGCTTGAATACTATGTCCGTCCTTCGATGACGCATCCTAACGGCTACTATTTTATCTGTACCGATAAGGGAGTGCTCTGGGAGGGCGAGCTTCCGTTCGGAATTTTCCCGATTATTTACTGCGGGATGGATGAGATCCCGACTTCTCCGCGGTCGTACTCTTTTATTAAGCAGCTTCGTCCGATCCAGGGCGAAATCAACCGGGCCATCAGTCAGGTTGCCACTCATCAGGTTACTCTTGGGGATGACAAGCTCGCAGTACAGGCGGGGACCAAGGTGGCGAACGGGGGGCTTCAGCCTGGGGTTCGGGTGCTTTCTTACTCTGGTCAGGCTCCGGTGGTTATCCCTGGGCGCACTGGAGATCAGTATTTGCCTTATATCGGGCAGATGATTGACCAGTTCTACGTTATTGCGAACCTTCAGGAAGAGTTGGCTGAAAAGCCCTCGAATCTTGACCCGTACACGATGCTTTTCATGAGTATTGAGCAGAAGAAGAAGTTTTCGGTACATACGACCAAGATTACTCAGTACCTGATTGATTTTTGTACGGTGACTTTGGAGCTTGCCAAGAACTATTATACTGAGCAGAACCTTGTCCCTGCGATTGGTCGTTCTGAGATCATCAATATTGCAGAGTTTAAGAACACTTCTCCGCTGTTCTATCAGATTACGCTTGAGCCAGGGACGGAGGACATGGAAACCCGCCTTGGGAAGCAGCTTACCTTTAATCAGATCATGCAGTATGTGGGGTCTAACCTCGATCCGAAGGACATTGGTAAGATTATCCGCACTTCTCCGTATGCCAACAACGAGCTTGCGTCTGAAGACCTGACGATGGACTTCGACAATGGGACTAACATGATTCTGGCATTGGATCGTGGTCAGATGATGGAACCGTCCATGTACGACGATAAGAAGTACCTTATCAAGAGGCTTACTACTCGTACTCGTAAGGCGGATTTCAAGTTCTTGCCTCCACAGATTCAGCAGATGTATCAGCAAGTCATTGACCAGTTGATACAGATGGACGCGGAAGAGCAGCGCAAGATCCAAGAAGCGGCCCAGGGCTTCATCCCTATGTCCGGTATGGCGGTCGTATGCGACATCTACGTCCCAGATCCGAACAATTCTTCCAAGACCATGAGAGCGCGGGTTCCTTATGATGCGCTTACTTGGCTCTTGAAGCGTCTTGAAGAGCAGGGCGCTACTCAAAACGCCATCCTGCAACAGCAACAGGCGGTTATCGCTCAAACTGCTGGCATGATGTCCCAACTTTCTCCATCGCAACCACAACCGGGGGTTGCGCCCTTACAAGGGGTGCAACCTCCAATAACCCCCTAGCAGTGAGGGCCAATTCGCTGCAAAGGAATGAGTATGGAAGGCGAAGTAACACAGGAAGTCAATGAGTCAGTAGCGGTAGAGTCTAGCCCAGCGCCGGAGTCCCCCGCATCACCTGCACCTGCGGCAGTATCTGCTTCAGAAACCACCGCGGCTTGGACTCCAAGCTACAAGGTAAAGGCGTATGACAACGAGTATGAGATCCCTGAAGATTTCCGCTCGTATATCAACCAGGAGAACGAGAAGAAGTTCAAGGAAGTGTTTGAGCGTTCGTTCGCTTTTGACACGATTAAGCAAAAGTACAAGGACGCGCACTCGAAGTATCAGGATGTGAGCGGAAAGTACGAAAACATCTCCAAGAACCTCGATAAGTTGTCGAAATATGTGGAAGCTGGGGACTTTGATAGCTTCTTTAGCTCCATTAAGATCCCCGAGCAGTCGATTCAGCAGTGGATTTACAACAAACTGCAAATTCAGAGCTTGCCTCAAGATCAACAACAACTTTATACTAAGAACAGCGAGTATCAGCGTCAGCTTTCCTCGATGCAAGAGCAGTATGAGGAAATGCAGTCTAAGTTGCAGGAGTTTGAGTCCTATAAGCAACAACAGGCTGTTCAGCAGAGGATGTCTGAGCTTGATTCGGCGATCGGAAGTGCTGAATTTAAGTCTCTCGCAGAAAGTTACGATGCTCGGGTAGGACAACCTGGGGCATTTAGGAATGAAGTGATTCTTCGCGCTGCGGCGGTGGCACAGTCCACAGGAAAA